ATGCGAGGAATTAAACTACGATATTATACCGTCTTTATAATTCTTTATTTAGGCAGGGAATCCTACTAAACGGAAACCAGCTCCGAGTCCAACACCTTGGCGAGCTCCTGCAGAAATTGAAGGAGCAAGTAAATCTAAGATTGAGAAAACACATGCAGCGGTTAAACCGAGCATCCATATTTCACTCCAATGAAGAGGAGATTTAGGTAAAATTATAGCAACTAATGCTACAATTAAACCTTCAAAAGCATATTTGACAATTCTTATTAAAGCTTCCCACATATCAAATGAGTAATCCATTTTATTCTTCTTATACTTTTATTATAAGAATTTATTTTATTTAAAATTGTATAAAAAGTATATAAGATTATATTAAAATATATTTAATATATAAATGAACGATAATAATCTAGTAAGTACCAAAGAAGTTGATTATTTAGAAGAAGATAAGGGAATAAAAGGGCAAAATTATGCTCTTCTATCATTTATTAGCCCAGAAGATGTTATTGTAAATAAAGAAGTATATTTTTTAAATAAATATCTTGAAAGTTTTGGAAAAGACATGAAAACACTTTTAGATGGTATTAGTTCAAAATATCCCGAATCAAAAGATCTAATTGATACTATTACAAATAATCATTCGTATATTTTTAATGCTAAAGAATTAAATGAACAATTTAACTTTTTTAAATCTTCAAATTATACTGAATTAGAAAATACATATCATCGTGATAATAATTTTGTTACATCTATGAGAGGTATTAAAGTTCGCGGTGTTTTTGACACAATAGAAGAAGCTAGAAATCGTAGCGAATTCTTAAAACGTTTTGATGATAAATTTAATATTTATATTGCTCAAGTAGGATGCTGGTGTCCTTGGTCACCTAATCCCGATTCATTAGAAAATCAAGAGTATTCTGAAACACAACTAAATACTCTAATGAAACAATATAAACAAAATATGGATGAAAAAGATGCTATTTTTGACGAAAGAAAAAAGGCTAATATTGAAAGTGCTGCTTCTAAAATAAAAAAAGAATCAACTGATTTAAACGAAATTAAAGAAGTAATCGAACAAGTAGATACTTGGACAGCAACAAAAGAAGCTGAAAAAGTAGAATCTGCAACTGTAAAAGAAGAAATCGTATCAAATAATATTACCGATGAAACAGTTCAACAATAAATAAATTTTTTTTATAATATATTAATATATTAATATATTAATAATATAATAAAGATGAAAGCAGTAGCATTATTTTTATTATTTGTAGGTTCTATATTAATAATTCAAGGATATTATAGTTATAAAAAAGTATGTGAAAAAAACAAAATAGAAGTTAAATACATACCAAGACAATTATATGAAGAACAATTATCTGATAAAGAAAGTTTAAGTTTATTTTATAAAGGGATGTTTAACGATGTTAGCGTTTCTAGAAAATAAAAAAAGAATGATAAAAATATAATAATATATTAAATGGTAACTATAAGAAATATAGGAGAAGCGATATTATCTCATATTGAAAATAATAATAAAACTCCTGCAAAATATATTGAAGATTTAATACAAAAACATAAAATTTCTTTGGAAGAATTATCTAATGTTGAAATGTATAAAAAAGAGCTTTATAAAACAAAATATGAAAATGTAAGAATACAAAATAAAATGATATATGACTTATATTTAAAGGAAAGAAATGATTTAATAAATGAATGGAAAAACGAAAAATCATTATCTAAACTATTTGATATTATAAATTTTAAAAGACCAGAAATAAAAGATGTGGAAGATATTTATACGTATCAAAATATAAATTTAAATAAAAATAAAAATACTGTTATATTAACAGAAAATACCATTAAAAAAGATTTTAATGTTAAAACTTCTAAAATTACTAAAACCAAAGATTGTCCTGATGGAAAAATATTAAATCCTAAGACAGGTAGATGTATTACTGATAAAAATTTAAAAAAGGTTATAGATATTCAAGATATTAAATCCGATAAATCAGATATAGATAATAAACCCGATATAGTTACTAAAACCAAAGATTGCCCTGATGGAAAAATATTAAATCCTAAGACAGGTAGATGTATTACTGATAAAAATTTAAAAAAGGTTATAGATATACAAGTTACAAATGAAATACAATCAGATGTATCTGATAAACCTGATATACTTATTAAACCTGATATAGATGTGAATACAAATAAAAATATTAAAACCAAAGATTGTCCTGAAGGGAAAATATTAAATCCTAAGACTGGTAGATGTATTACTGATAAAACTATAAAAAAGAAAACTTTATCACAACAAGAAAATGAATTAGAAATTAAACCAGATTTAGTAATTGATAATGATATTAAAGTTATCAAAATTAAAAAAATAAAAGATTGCCCTGATGGAAAAATTATAAATCCTAAAACAGGTAGATGTATTACTGATAAAACTATAAAAAAATTGTAAAAGTATAAATTCCCCTTAAAAAATAATAACTATTTTGTATAGAACAAATGAAAGAAAAACATTTTGTATTTAATTTCGTGAGTTTTTTTACTGCTTTTGCATTAGGTATTTTATATGTATATATTTCAGCACCAAAGAAGAAAATAGTAATTAAATATCCCACGCCTTTTAATGTTAATAATACTATGTATCAAACAGAAGACAAAATATGTTATAAATATAAAGTTACAGAAGAAAAATGCGATAATAATTCTATTCCACAACCTCTTTTATAAAAATAATTATTATTTATTAGATAGTTATAGTAAAAAATGGTAAAACAAACTATATCAAATGATAATATGGTTAATACAACTGTTGAAAGATTGTTTTATTCACCAGAAGGTCATATTGTAGTAAGTGCGCTTTTTGGATTAGCCCTAGCTCTTATTTTTAGAAGAGTTTGTAAAGATAATTGTACTGATTATTATGCTCCATATATAAAAGATATTGAAAATAAAAAATTTAAAATCGAAGATATGTGCTATACATATAAACCATATACTGTTAAATGTGATAAAACACAAAAAATTTATACATCATATAATATAAATACTGAACCAGAAAATAAAATTGCAGAACCAGGACTAATAGAAAAAATATTTAATTAATTGATTGCGTATTTTATTTTTATAAAATGATATATTATATCATTAGAATAAAAGTAATGTCCGGAGCTATGTCAACACCTCTTAATAAATTACCTTTAAAAACACAAAATAATATTGAATCAACCGATAATGATATAAATGATCCTATGGTTCAAGATGTATTAAATGAATTTCAAGAAGAATTATCTACTAATACTATAAGTTCAAATAATATGACATCTCCTCCATCTCCTCCAATACATCAATATATGAGTCAACCTGTGCAACAACCTATTCAACAACCTATGAATAATCAGATGCCTCCTCAAAATAATATACAATCTCAGCAAGAAAAGTATAATATTAATTTTAATAATGCTGATCAAGGTTATACTCAATATGTAAATGTTGATATTGCTAAAAAAATAACTTTAATTACAATTCTAGTAGTTGTAATTATATATTCTAATATTTTACATATGATATATGAAAAATTACCATCTTCAGTATCTGAAATAATAGAACAATATGATATATATATTAAAGGAACACTTATATTTATTATTCTATATATTTTAGCAATTTTAAATATTATTTAATATTATTGGTAAGAACCACTTAATCTTTGACCATATTGATTTACAATTACAGGTTTAAAAACTTTTCTTGTAGTAATATATTTATATATGAAAAACAATCCTATAAAAAACATGAAAAACATGGTAAAAATAGATGTTCCAATTATTGACATATATGTTATTTCATCGTATATTGATTTGTTTATTATAACAATTGTTAATATACCAGATGCATATACTAATGTAAAAAAAGTCACAGCAAATATAAACATATATTGATTATCATTACTAGCATTATACGCCCATGTTAATAATACTGTTATAAATATACTAGCAAATACATAACTTATGACTATTAATATATATTTTACTATATTTGTATTTTCTTCATCTGATATAAAGCGTTCTTTCATTTTTATCTATTATATTATAATATTAAATTATTATAATATTTTTACTATATAAATATTAAGTTATTTATATTAAATATATTAATAATTATGCTTATGTTATTTACACACCATGATAAATATAATTTGCATAAAATATTAGGATTTTTATGTCTTTCTCATTATTTTATACGTATTTATTACTTAATTGTATACGGAACTATGTTTTTAAATTATGATTCAAAATATACATTAGCTACTCCTTTTATACATTTACTATTATCAGTTTCTTCTTTTATATTTCATGTTCCTAAAAACCGCTTTGATTCTAAAATTATTATATGGAAAGAGCTTCAATTACATAATATTGTATTTACTTCAAGATCAGCTGTTTTAATGATATATTGGCTATTATTTAATATATACGATACTAATGATAAATATTATGATTTACATTTAATATCACGTTTATTATTAATTGTATCACACCATTATATTGCTGATAAAATATCTTTAAAGTATAATGTTAAAAATAAAACTACAACTCGTGATATTAACTGGGATAATATTTCTGATAATAATAAAAAATATATAAAGAAATATTATGCTATTTGTCAATTATTTGCAATAAATGCTCTTCTTTTAAGTGATAGTGATAGAACTGGTAAAACATTTTTAGAATCAGCTTTTTTAATAATGTTTCCAATACAATTATCTGCTTTTTTAATGACTCTTGTTAGAAAAAATATAATATCTAATATTTGGTGGCATATATTTTATACTGTTTCATTAATTACTCCATATTTTATTACTATAAATAATAGTAATTCTATTGATAAAGTTAAAATTATTTTATCTATATCATCGGTTATTCTAAGATTATCATTTAATTTTAATAAATATTTTTTGATGATTGCTTCAGTATTTATATATATATATTCAAAAAAAATAACAGATACAAATTTACATATTAATTATCTCTAATTAAATTACTTTCTAAAAACATATCGTCTTTATTATATCCTTTAACTGTTCCAACATCTAATCCCTGTGTACTATATAAATCTGTGCCATTATCTAATATTTTTATTTCTGTATTATAATTTTGAGTATCAACTATATTATTTTGAGCATCTATTAAATTTTTTTCTGTTGTATAATTTACTTTTTCATATATTGATTCATAAATATTATTATCTTTATCATTAATATATACTTCATACGGTACATTTTCTGTTTTTTTTATTAACATTTTATTAAATAATTTAAAATATAATGCAAGAACAGCTAGTATTAATATAAATCCAGATATATTATCAACTATTAATAATATAAATAAACAGAAAACTGCTATCATAAATTGTATACTAGCATCTTTTATAATTCCAATATATGGATAATTGTCTATAACAATAATCATTAATAATATAACTATAGCTAAAAATCTCAAAATATCAACATACATAGTTATTTTGTTATGTATTCTTTATAATATAGATATAAAAAAATGATATATATTATATTATGATATTAATATTAATTTATAAATAATATGTATTCAATATTATCATCAAATGGATATGGTATATTAAAATCTGCATTAAAAGACGATGAATTAATTAAAATTAAAGAAGATCTTACAAATACACCTTATAAAAGATTCTCTAATATAGGCGATACAAATGAATTAAATAGTACTTTTGTAATTTATAAAGAAAATGATAAACGTATATATGTACCGAGATATTATGGTCTTCAAAATTATGGTATTCCTACATTAAACAAACTTAGTAATGGTATAGAATGTCCTAATTTAATATTTGAAGGTTCTTTAAGAGAACCTCAATTAGAACCTATTGAAAAATTTATAAAAGCTGCAAATGATCCTTTAAAAAGAGGAGGTATTATATCAGTTCCATGTGGTTTTGGAAAAACAATTATGGGTGTTTATTTATCGTGTCATTTTAAGAAAAAAACCATGTTTATTTCTCATAAAGACTTTTTAAATCAACAGTTTATTGAATCTGTAAAACAATTTGTTCCTTTAGCAAATATTGGAATAATTAAACAAAAAAAAGTAGAAGTAGAAGGAAAAGATATTATTGTAGCTTCATTACAATCACTAGCTATGAGAGATTATCCTCCTGAAATATTTAATGATATAGGTCTTGTTATAATTGACGAAGTACATCATACTGGTGCTCAAGTATTTAGTAAATGTTTTAAAAATTTAAATCATCCTATTATTCTAGGATTATCAGCAACTTTAAATCGTAAAGATGGTATGCGTAAAGTATTTGAATATTATATTGGTAAGTCTGTTTATAATTATAAATCAAAAGAATCTACCGAAGTAAATGTTAAGATTCATAAATACTTTGAAACAGATCCAAACGGTGATTATGGTGTTACTAAAAAAATTTGGAATGGTAATCCTAATTCAGCAGGAATGATTAATAGTATAGCTAATTACGAGCATAGAAATAATTATATTATTGATATTTTGAAAGATATTTTAAATGTTGATAAAGACCGTAAAATTTTAATTTTAAGTGAAAGAAGAAATCAATTAAAATTTTTTGAAGATGCTATAAAAGATAATTTAAATATTAAAGCGTCTTATGGATATTATGTTGGAGGAATGTCACAAAAAGATTTAGATATATCATCTACAAAAGATATAATTCTAGCTACATATCAGCTAGCGTCTGAGGGATTTAATGTACCTAGTTTAAATACTGTCATATTTGCGAGCCCTATTAGTGATATTCAACAATCAATTGGTCGTATTTTAAGACAAAAACCTACTGAAAGGAAATATACTCCACTTTGTATTGATATATGGGATCAATATTCTTTATTTATAAATAAGGGTTATAAAAGAATTACATATTATAAAAAACATGGTTATGATATTGAATATTACGATAATGGAACATTAATAAAAATAAATGAAGAAGAAAAAGATAAAAAAACTAAAATTACTTTTATTAATGATGAGTAAAATATTATATTATAATAGATGATAATGGATTTTTCAAATACTGTAATACAGATATTATTATTTATTATATTTTTATTAATTTTATTATTTATAAATAAATTTTTTTTAAATACATCAGATATTAAATCAAATAATATAAATACTATTGATAATATTAATTCTAATAATATTAGTGAAAAAAAAGTTATTTTAGAAAAAAATAATAATGTTATTAATTGTAAAAATGATGAGATTGAAGACCCTTTAATAAACAATAATAAAAATGATTTGAAAATTGTTAATAATAAAATAAAAATGTATGGTGATGATAATAAGGATTATGATTTAATAAATGAACTATTACCAAAACATAAAGAACATAAAATACCTTCAAAAGAATTAGATAAACAGTTTATGAATAATAATATAATATATAAACCAGAAATAAGCAAATGTAATATAAAAGAATATAAAACAGATTTACCTATTGTTAATATAATGGCATGTAATTTAACAAAGAATTCATATATGAAATTATCAGAATATATATAAAAATTGAATCATATATATTCATATATTATTATTTTTATTATGTATACAGGTATTATATCATTTGTAGATAGAGTAGCATTTAATATTAAATCAAATGATATTAAAGATATTATTTTAAACCAACTTTCTTCTTACAATATTAAAATTATTCAAAAACATTATTTTAAACTTGATGAAAACAATATTAAAAATATTAAAAATCAGAAACATCTTTGCAATCTTCGGTCAAATGGTAACCCATATTATATTTTCATGACAACTTATAATGATATCCCTATTATTTATTATATTGATAAGAAGGTGCATCCTAATTATCAAAAGCCTCGTATTATTTTAGGACGTGGATTATTTAAAGAAGCTCTATTTAAAAACACTTTATTTGATGGAGAAATGGTAAAAAAATCAGATGGTAAATGGACATTTCTTATTAATGATATTATAGTATATAAAGGAGACTATTTAGAAAATAGCGTATTACCTGATAGATTAAAATTACTATATGATTTGATTGAAAATTGTTATACACCTGATAGTACTATGGATGTATGCGAATTTAAAGTTAAGAATTACTACTATTTATATAAAGAAAGTATTCCAGAACTCATAGAACTTTCGAAAAAATTAAATTATACTTGTCGTGGTATTTACATTTGGTCGTATAATTTAAAACATAAACCAAAATTGTATAATTTTGATGAAAGCACTATTATTAATGTTATTAGAAAAGTCAAAGATGATACAAATTTTAAAACTCTAGATGAACCTGATATTAAATATGAAGAAAATATTATTAATAAATCAAAAGATAATGAGATTATTTTAGATACAGAAAAAGAAAAGATTTTATGGCTTATGAAAACTACTGAACCTGATATTTATAAATTATATGATAATGAAAATGTAGGAAATTCAAATAGTATAGGTATTGCTTTAATTCCTACTATGAGTATTAGTAAAATGATGAGATCTACCTTTAAAAATTGTAATGCTGTTACTGTTGCAAAATTTAAGTGTATATTTAATGAAAAATTCAATAAATGGTCTCCTGTTCAATTAATACAATAAAATACTATTTCATTTGTGCTTTTATTGTATTATGACTAAAATAATCAATTAATTCAAAATCTTCATATTTTAAAGATTCAATCCATTTTATTTTTTCTTCTATCGATGATGTTAGTTCTGGTGGTGTTGAATTAATTTTCATTTTAGGTAATTTATAAGGAGACCTTTTTATTTGTTCTTTGGCAGCATCAATATGCTCTTCATATATATGTGCATCGCATATAGAAATACAAATTTTATTAGGTTTTAAATGTAATACTTTTGATATAATCATAGTAAATAATGCGACAGATGCTATATTAAAAGGTTGTCCTAAGAATATATCATTTGAACGCATATATAACATACAAGAAAGTCCTTTGCTATCTTTGTAAAAATTATATAATAGATGACATGGTGGTAATGCCATTTGATGTAACTGACAAGGATTCCATGCAGATAAAACAGCTCTTCTGCTATTATTGATTAATTCCTTAATTACATATTTGAGTTGATCAAATCCTTTATCATTTTCATTTTTAGGATATACACCATTAAAAGATCTCCATTGATGCCCGTATCCAGCGCCTATTTCACCTTCTTTATAATGATATAATCCAACACTATCTAAAAATTCTCTTGAAGTATTTCCATCCCAAATATGAACCCCTTTTTCTTTTAATTCATTTGCATCTGTTGAACCTTTAATAAACCATAATAGTTCATGAATAATCCCTTTTGTAAACATTTTTTTAGTTGTTAATAAAGGAAATGATTCTTCAATATTTTCAAAAGAAATCATATTTCCGAAACAAGATATTACTTCTCCGTTTCTTCCTTTAATTCTTTCACCATTTTTAATAGTATCTTTTAATAATTGAATATATCCTTCTTCATTAACATAACTGTTACTCATTTAGTATAATTATATATCATATGTCATATATTTTTATATATTATTTATTCGTCACAACCTATATTTGTCCATGATATTCCACATTTTTTAGCATAATCACATCTATATTTATTACCTTCTGGTGTATTTTTGTCTAATTTTTCTAAATATTTAGGATATACTTCATTACATATTATATTATTTTCAGGTTCTGAAACAGCAGTAGTAATTGATTCTAAACGTGAACTTAATCTATTTGGGTCTGGGTTATCAGGTTCTGTTCCTCTTGTATGAGATGCCATCGTATTATATTTTTTAAGTTCTTCATCAGAATCATTTATAAGTTTATATAAATAATCTCTTTCTTCTCTTGTTGTATTTTCTTTATAATATCCTTGTGTAAGTTCATTATTATAACTATCTAATGGTGTTATATTTTTGTCTATTTTACATTTATATTTAATATCATTATCATTTATTTTTGTTATTATATTACTAGTTAAAGTTTTATTATTATCTATAATTTGACTAATTTCACCTGTATTTAAAACCTCTAATTTCCAATAGTCAGGGCATATAATATCTGGTGAATTAGCATATCTGTCTCTTTTTGGTTCTAAATTATAAATAGCTATATATAAATAAACTATAATAAAAATTGCACCAATTATATATGTTATAGCAAATGGTAAATATTTATTATATAAATAATTTTTTCCAAATTCAGTAAAATTAACTAATAAGAATAGTGCTACTCCTGTAATAAAATAAAATCCACATAACATTAAAGTTCCATTAAAAGCATTTAATTTACTTTTTTCAAATTCATATAGTTCTTTTTGTGTTAATACAATATCTGATTCACAAGACATTTTTATTTAATCTTTCTATATTATAATATTATAATTTTATATAAAACCAGTAAATTCCATACTCTTCGTCCCTTTTTCACTTGTTAATTGGGATCTTTCTAATGGAACTGGCATAGTACTAATATCTTCAATATATTTTTCATATTGTTTTAAATTTGTAATAATACGAGGGATAGACCATTCTAGAACTTTTTCATTTAATTCTCTTATTTGACCGATTATATTATCTTTTTGATTTTTACCGTATTGATAATAAATTGATCTCATTATTATTTTTAATTCATCGTCACTTTGGCGACCTAAGCGTATTTTTCCATTTGATTCATTTAGTATTTTATTACGAATACCAAGTTGTAAAATATTTATATTATCATTTGAAAAATATATGTCAGATAATTTAGTACATGATGTATTACGAGATGTTATATTTGTTGGGTTTTCTGTAGAATAATTTTTTTCATTAACATAATTTAATTTTGTGCTATCGTATGTTGCATCTACGCGACCATTTATTAAATCACCATACTCCATTATTATTTTATCTATTTATTTATAGATAATATTTATTTTCACTATATTTTATAGGTAGATAAGATATAAATTATATGAGTAGTTATAAGGATATTAAAGAATGTATATTAAAAATGATAACATATTACAGATTAAATATAAAACAACATGAAAAAACTAAAATAGTAAAAAAATTATGTAATTATGCTGATTTATTATTATTTAATATTGTATCTTTTGTTTCTTTAATAGTATTAAAGAGTGGTCACAAACGTGTTTCTGAAGATACATTATTGTCATTAAAAAAATATTTAGATTCTAGATGCTGTATTGATAAAAAAATATCAATTGATACAAATACAAAATGTTCTTCTCCTAAAATGAATGGCGGAACTAGTTTACCATCTGTTTATTTTGCAGGAAACGAACAAGGTATGTATAAACAAGAAAATATAGGCGGTGATGTAGCGTTAATTGATTTTGGTAATGGTCTTGTAAGAAATGCTTTAGGAGGAATGAGCGGAGGGAATGGTTCATATAATGGTATACCCGGAGGATTTATGCTAGGTGGTTGTGATTCTGTTACAAATTGTAAAAATATGAATAAATTAATTAATAAAAAAATATGCGCAGTTTTTAAATTTTACGGAATTATATGTAATAAGAATGTTAAAGAAATTTTAGTAAAATATTTTTTCGTATTTATAAATCAATTATTTGTTTTAATAACTAAAAAGACCAAAGGAAACCTAACTTTAACTAAATTAAATCAAATATTACAGAAAACTAATATAATGAAAAAATGATAGATTAATTTATATATTATATTAAATAAATGACAATTATAACTATTGACGGTAATATTGGGTGTGGTAAAAGCACAATATTAAATTATCTTCATAAAAATAATAAAATTGCAATTGATTTAGAACCTGTTGAAAATTGGGAAATATATCTAAAAAAATTATACGATACTAATAAATTTAATTCTTATGATTTTCAAATAAAAGTATGGTCTGATAGATGCTGGATTCAAGAAAAATCCGATAATATATTATTAATGATGGAAAGAAGCCCTTATTTTATTAAAAATGTTTTTGTAGAACACGCTAAAATAAATAATACTATTACAATTGAGGAATATAATACAATTCAATCTCTTTATAAAAAAACAGATGAATTATGGGAACCGAATGGATATATTTATCTAAGAAGCGACCCTGTATCGTGTTATGAAAGATGTTCTAAAAGAGGAAGAGAATCTGAAAAAAATATTACACTTGAATATATTAAAGAAATACATGATTTACATGAAGAAAAATATTTAAAAGCCGTCGAATCAAATTTAAATATTATAGTTATTAATATTGATAATAAATCTATAACAGATATTGTAGATGAAATATTAAGTAGTAATATTTATAAGTATTCAACATTCTAAAAAAAAATTTATAATAACATATAATTATTATTTGAAAATTTTGATAATATAATATCGTCTTTCTTTTTTTCTTTATTTTCAATAATTTTTTCTGCTATAATTTCTTCTTTTTTCTCTTTTATTTTTATATCTTGAAGTTTCTTTTCAGTAGGCAAAATATCTTCTTTTTTTGCTTCTTTTTTTGATACTATAAAATCTTTTTCTTCATCTTCTTTTACAGTTGATTTTAAGCCTATAACTGTATTATTTAAAAAATATTCAAGCAATATGAATGTTAATATTATTGTAAATATCCAAATAATAGTATTAATTATAATCTTTCCTAAAACTTTAAATATTGTTTTAATAGTATAATTTTTTTCAATTCCAAATAATGCATTTTCATAAGGAATCATAATATTTCCTAAATATTCATATAAAGGAATTGATAATATTAAATTCTTTTGAATATATTCGTTTGTTGACATACCTATTACAAAACCGGATGCTGTTACTAAAATATTATTTGAAAATATGAAATTTTGAAAATCATGATATATTTTTAAATATATTAACTCAGAATATGACATTTGTTCTTTATTATATATTAATGGATAAAAAAATTTTAAAATTTAAATAATTCCATTAATGCTGCTGCTATAATATAACTCAACATTCCTATTGTTATACTTAAAATAGCACTTTCATAGTTAATATTTCTTAAAGTGCATTTTTCACCATATAATAATGCAAATTCTACAAAAATAGTTTGTATAATTTGTAGCCATAAATCTTTAAAACGGAATATCAAACCCATGCTAAAATAGAAAACTACATGAAACATAACGAAATAAAACATTTTACTACCTGTTGCAGAACTTTCTGATAAATATAAATATTCATCAAAAATTGTTATATTAAACTGGCATTTTAATAAGATAAATAATATTGTAGCAGCAGTAGCACCATATATATAAAAATCAAATAATATTTTAGTATAATTATCCATTTATTTATTAATAAGAAATAAATATATAAATATATTAAAAGATTAATGTTAGATTATATCAGAATGAAAATGCCAAACGGTGATTATTATAATGTAAAAGTTCAATCATCTTATACTGATAATATTGTTAAAGATGTTAAAGATATTAAAAGAGATACTAATGAATATCTGTCTTTTTTACATCAATTTTTAATGTTATAGGAAGACCACGAAGAGTACATAATTTTATTTTTATAAATTTTTAGAATAGTTTAATATATTTTGCAAATTATTTAAATTATGTACTTTTTATTATTTTGTAATAATATTATAGATTAATATAATATGAGTTCTAGATTATCTTCATCAAGAGCTTCATCTGCAAAAACAATATCAAACAACAATCAAATAAGTGACATAATAAATGATTATGAAACTGAAATTGAAAATAAGGAGGAAAAAAAGGGGTATTTAGAAAATAAAATAAGAAAATTTGAATTAGAAAAATTGAAAGTAGAAATTTTTTTTAATACATATAAAAAAACTTCTTCATATAAAAAAACTTCTTCAAATAAAAATATAATAGATGAATTAATAATTAATATTAAAAAAGAACTTCGTAAAAATAATTTACAAAGTTATACTACTGTACGTCGAGGATTTTATACTACTGAACATGAAGGAAATTATATTATATCAAAAGATATAACTGTAAATAAATTATTTTTAACTCTACAAAAAAATATTAATGCATTTATTAAATCACAAATAAATATTTTTAAAGAAGATATTAAAAAATTAGATAAAGAAATTAATATATTAGAACAACTAATATTAAATTTATAAAGTGTGAAAAAATGAATATAATATTATACTTATATTATATATAATGCCTCCTATTATTACTAAAATAGGTAAATTTAGATTAAGACAAAAGATTGCTATATTTGATTATGATTTGACATTAGTTAAACCTAAAACTAATGGAACATTCTCAAAAAATGTTGATGATTGGATGTGGTTAACTAAAAAAGTTCCAGAAGTCCTTTTAAGTTATTATGAAAAAGGGTATTGTATTGTTATTATATCAAATCAAACAAGATTAACAGATATGAAAGTTAATCAAATAACAAATGTATTAACTACCTTATCAATACCTTGTATGATTGCTGTAGCATATGAAGATGAATATAAAAAACCTAAAAGAGCTTTGTTTGATTTGATTGTTGGTACTAAAAAGGTAGATGTTAATAAGTCAGTATTTGTAGGAGACGCTTTAGGAAGACAAGGTGATTGGTCTGATACTGACAAGCTTTTTGCTAAAAATATTGGGTTTAAAAATATTCTATCTCCTGATGATTTGTTTTCTGTTTCAAATGAAGTTAAAGCTACTGTTGTAAAAGAAAATAAGAAAACAGAGGTTATAGTAATGGTAGGCTACCCTGGAAGCGGAAAATCAACAATCGCTAGTTCATTTGATAATACTAAATATAAGGTTGTTAGTGGCGATGAGTTTATTACTTCTAAAAAGATGATTGCAGAGGCTGAAAAACATATTACAAAAGGATTCTCAATTATATTTGATGCTACAAATCCAACTATAGAAAAAAGAAAAGAATATATTGATTTTGCTAACAAACATTTAATTCCTATTAGATGTATAGTTCTAACAACAGATATTACTGAATCTATGTTTAGAAACAACAAAAGAGACAAGGTTATTCCTAAAATTACATATTATGTATTCAGAAAAAAGTATATTGTTCCTAGTACAGAAGAAGGATTTACAGAGATTGTAACTATTTAAGATTTTACATACCTTAAAAAACTTAAAAATTTTTATTTTTTATTTATTCATATAAAAAATTGATGAATGTATATATGTAAATTATTATCAAACATAAGCTATGGTGGTTAATGATAAATCTGTTCAGGATAAATATAAAAAATATAAACTTAGGGATCATGTCTATAATGTGTCGGATACCTATGTAGGTTGTTGTGAATCTACTAAAATAAACGCATATGTACTTGATAATGATACAAACAAAATGATTAATAAGGAAATTAGTTATGTTCCTGGTCTTCTTAAAATATTTGATGAAGTCATCGTTAATGCTATCGACCATTCAACTCGTCTTAAAATGGAAGAAAAAGGTGGTAAAGAAAATATAAAATATGTTAAGAATATTAAAGTTACAATTAATAAAGAATCTGGTGTCATCTCAGTATTTAACGATGGGAACGGTATTGATATCGTAAAACACCCAGAAAATGATGACGTTTGGATTCCTCAAATGATATTCGGAGAATTGCTAACTTCTACAAACTATGATAAAAATGAAGAAAAAGTGATAGGGGGAAAGGGTGGTCTCGGTACAAAACTCTGTAATATCTTTTCAAAAGAATTTAAAATTGAAACAGTAGACCATTATAGAAAGAAAATTTATAAACAAACTTTTAAAAACAATATGATTGATGTATTTCCACCAGAAATCTCTTCATATACAAAAATTCCTTATACAATCATTACATTTCTACCAGATTATGAGCGTTTTGGTCTTACTGGTATTACCAACGACATTTATGACATTTTTAGAAGACGTGTTATTGACTGTTGTGCTACTACTTCAACAGACGTTTCAGTATTCTTTAATGATGAAAAACTTCCTGTTAAAAACTTTGAAAAGTATGCAGAACTATTCTTAAATAAGACAGAACAACCTCTCGTATATGAACTTGCTGGTGAAAGATGGGAGTTTGCTATAGCTCCTTCATCAAATGGTATATTTGAACAAATTTCATTTGTTAATGGTATCAACACCCTAAGAGGTGGTAAGCATGTTGATTATGTCCTTAATCAAGTCGTTAAAGGGCTTGTAGATATGACTCTTTCAAAGAAAAAGAAGACAATTAAACCACAGCATATCAAAGATAATATTATGATATTTGTCAAAGCTACTATTGTTAATCCAGCATTTGACAGTCAATGCAAGGAAACTCTAACAACAGCTGTTGCAAAGTTTGGCAGTACTTGTTCTGTTAGTGATAAGTTTATTGAAAAACTCTATAAAACTGGAATAGTAGACAAGGCTTTATCTCTTACAGAAGTTCAAGATCAGAAAAAACTTGTTAAGACAGATGGTAAAAAAATATCTAAAATTATTGTTCCTAAACTAGATGATGCTAATTTAGCAGGAACTAAAAATAGTGCTGAATGTACTCTAATTCTTACTGAAGGGGATTCTGCAAAGACGATGGCTATTACAGGATTGAGTGTAGTAGGAAGAGACCGCTATGGTGTGTTTCCTCTTCGTGGTAAGATTATGAATGTAAAAGACGCTACTCTTCAAAAGATTAGTGACAATACTGAAATTACAGCAATTAAGAAGATTCTTGGATTAGAACAAAATAAAACATATAAAGACCTTTCATCGCTTCGTTATGGTTCTATTATGATTATGACAGATCAGGATCATGATGGTAGCCATATTAAAGGACTTCTATTTAATATTTTCCAAAGTATGTGGTCGTCGCTTTATAAAATGGACGGATTCATATCATCTATGCTTACACCTATTATTAAAGCATCAAATGCAAAGAATGAAGTAATTGAGTTTTATAATATGTCAGATTATGAAAAATGGAGTGAAACAGATATAGCGAAGAAGGGGTGGAAAATCAAGTATTACAAGGGACTTGGTACTTCAAATGACCAAGAAGCCAAAGAATATTTTAAGAATATGAAGAAAATTACTTATAAATATACAGAAGAATCAGACGAACATATTGACCTAGCTTTTAATAAGAAACGCGCCGATGATCGTAAAGATTGGCTATCTAATTATAATAAAAATGAAATTCTAGATTATACAGACTATTCAGTTAATTATGAAACATTTATTGATAAAGAACTAATTCATTTCAGTAATCGTGATTTACAGCGTTCTATTAATCATATGTGTGATGGTCTCAAAGAAAGCACAAGAAAAATCCTATTTGCCTGTTTTAAAAGAAAACTTTATACAAATGAGATTAAGGTAGCACAACTATCTGGTTATGTTAGCGAAGTATCAGCATATCATCATGGCGAAGCTTCGCTACAACAGGCTATTGTAGGTATGGCACAGATTTTCGTAGGTAATAATAATATCAATTTACTTGTTCCTAATGGACAATTTGGTAGCAGAACACTATCAAATGGGTCAGATGCTTCATCGCCAAGATATATTTATACACTATTATCTAAACTTTCCAGAACAATTTTCAGAGAGGATGATATTAATATTCTAAATTACCAAGAAGATGATGGACAACAGATTGAACCCGAGTATTATATTCCTATTATTCCTATGATTCTTGTAAATGGAGGCTTAGGAATTGGAACAGGTTATTCAACAAATGTTCCACAGTTTAATCCAACAGATTTAATTAATATTTCTAAGTTAATATGCGATGCTATTAAGATTGCTGAAATTAAAGTAGAATCTGAAGAAGATTTAGAAAAAGTTTATGATACTATTGATATTCTTCCTATTAATGAATTAGTGCCATACTATCTAGGATTTAAAGGAGTTATTGAGAAAAATGAGAAAGATAACTATGTAAGTAAAGGTATTTTCAAATGGATAGATGATAATACAGTAGAAATTACTGAGCTTCCAATTGGAACATGGACAGATGATTATAAAGAATTTTTGGAAAATATGATAGTTAATGGAACAAATCAATTAAAATCAATTGAGAATCATTATACATCTAAAAATATTAGATTTATTCTTCATTTTAATCCAGGTGCTAAAGATACAATTGGAGATAAATTTGAAGTCTTATTTAAACTATCTTCATCAAAGAATCTTAATATGAATAATATGCATTTATTTAGTGAAAAAGGAGCTATTAAAAAATACGATACAACAACAGATATTATTAAAGAATGGGCAGAGGTTCGTATTAGAAAATACTTTGAAAGAAAATGCTATAAGGTAAAGATTTTAGAGAAAGATTACAATATATTATCAGCAAAAATTAGATTTATTATTGATGTAATTGAAGGAAATATTGTAATTATGAATAAAAAGCTTGTGGATATTGCTATTCAATTAGAAGAAAGAGGTTATTCTAAAATCTATAAAGACGATGATGTAAATAAAGTAGAAGAACAAGTTGATACAGATGATAATATCAAAGGATATCGCTATCTTATTAGTATGCCTATCTCACAACTTACATATGATAGAAAACTAATTTTAGAAAAAGAAGTTGAAGAACTTAATAATAAGCTTAATAATCTTAAAAATACAAATATTGAAGAAATTTGGCTAACAGAATTAAATGAATTAGAAGAAGCATGGAATGAACATAAGACAACAATTGAACTAGATTATGAGAATGATAAAAATGGAATTGTAAATAAATCATCTAAAACAAAAGTAACTAAAAAAGCTAAAAAGTAAATTGTTTATTGAGCTATTCTAAAAATATCTAAAATATATGTAACATAATCATGTATTCCATAAACAGCAACATCATTTATATTTTTAACATTATATTTCCATTTAAATGGAATTATCATAAACATATTATTTTTTAATTTAATAGTTGTAAGAGGATAATTAGAGTCATCTATTTCTAAATTTGTATATGGATGTGATATTGTTATTTCTGTATCATTTAATGCGTATATAATGGTATATTTATAATTATTTTTTTTCCATAATTCATCTACTAATAAATATTTATGTACTATATTTTGAGTAAACCATAATGATAAAATTGAATCAAGTTCTTTTACACGGTCTTCTATAATAATTGGTTGCTTATTATAAAGTAATGAAAAATCAAAATTATATATATTTGTTTGATGTAAAACGATGTCTTCTTTATGAATAAAATATAAATATGAATATAATATTAATAAAATAAATATAATACTAATAATATAATAATATAACATTTATTTAATATAGATAATTTTTTTATATATTATAATACGACATAAATATATAGGGTATATATGAAAAAAATTAAAAATTTATTCAAAGGTTCTAAAACTGCAACTGATACTAAAAAAACTAAATCTGATACTAAAAAAACTAAATCTGATACTAAAAAACCTGCAACTGATACTAAAAAAACTAAATCTGATACTAAAAAATCTGTAAGTGATACTAAAAAACCAAATAATGATAATAACAAATCTGTATCTAATACTAATACAATTCCTGTTACAAATGCAGAAATATGTAGTAATTGTTTTCAATTAAGTCCTTGTAGTATAAATAATAATTTAAAATTATGTAATTACTGTCAACAAACACAATGTTCAAACAATAAATATAATACAGACAATAATGGTAATCGCATAGACAATAATGGTAATCACATAGATAATAATGGTAATCACATAGACAATAATGGTAATCTTATAGACAATAATGGTAATCTTATAGACAATAATGGTAATCTTATAGACAATAATGTTAATCGCATTAGTGACGATAATAAAGATAATAATGACGGTAAAGATAATAGAGAAAAATCAGGTTCAACATGGGGTCAATATTTAAATGAAACTTATTTTAATGATATTCCAATTATTAATGAAAATTTATGGAGATATGATAATAAGAAAGATATAGAAAAATATAAAAATGAAGAAATGGTAAAGGAAGATAAGGCTAATATAGATTATTTAGAGGCAATTAAACAATATGAAAAAGAAATAGAAAAATTAAATAATGAAAAGGAACACGATAAGGATATTGTCCAAAAAAATTATTCTGTAGATCAAGAAACAGCAGCCAAAGCATATACAAATCGTACAAAAATAGGTTTAGGATTTTTAGGTGGTATTTATGACCTTACATTTAACAAAATATTAGGTTCAATATTTACACTATTTCTCTTTTTACTTAAAGTATTATTTTTTGGTATTCCAAGATTGATAAAAACATTTTTTGTAGAAATATTGAATGGTGCTTTATTTGTTAAAATTATTATACCATTAATTGTAATTATTTGTGTATTTTTATTTATAATGTATTTAATAGGTTTTAAATTAAATTTATCAGGATTTAATACAAATATACAAAATCCATTAAATTTTAATACTAATGTAAATAGCAATCAGTTAACAAAAATAGCACAAGATAAACCGAATTACAATTCTTCTAACGACTCGATATTTAATAATTTTATTAATACTATATTAACATTTTTACCATGGATAAAGAATATATATGCAAATTTTAAATTATTATTTAGAAATATTAATAAAACTATGAATAATTATGACGAACTTAATGAATTTTCAATAAATAGAGATAGTATTGTCGATGGAAGAAATGATAATATTTTTAATATTAAATTAGATAATTATTTTGATAATAAAAGTGATAAAAATATTAATAATGCTTATTCTATTTTTATACCATCTCCATTAGAAATAAAATTCGATGAACATAAAAGTAAATTTAAAGATTATAATGAATTACCAGAAAGTATTCAAAAAAATTTATTGAATAATAAAAATACTCTTAAATTTATTTGGGAGAATGTTGATGATAGATTTATAATGAAATGTAATAATATTAAAGATGAAAATGGTGATAATATTAATAATTTATATAATAATTGTTCTGATATATTAAAATATGGTAATGAAACATATGATACAGAAAAATTACGTTTAATTTATGAAAAAGATAAAAATATTGATGATTATATAATAAATACATAATAAAATATAATTATCTTATAAATAGGATAATGGAACAAGAAACAAACAAAGAATCATCTATTATAACGACAGATGATATAAAAATAACACCTGATATAAAAATAACACCTGATAGTACTGTAAAAGAAAAAAAACAAACATCGACATCAACACAAGAATTAGTAAGTGTTGGTGAGGTGTGTACAATTGATTTTTTAAAAAAAAAAGATATTTTTTTAAAAGAAAAAGGTTACATTTTAAATAATGAAAGTTTATATGATGCAAAAAAATATATAAATGATGATATTTATAATAAAATATATGGTGAAAAAAATAATATAAAATTATATAATAATTCAGCAAATGATAGTCTAAAAAAATCAATTTGTTCTTTATCAGAAGATAATAAAAAAGCATACCAAAATTGTGCTTATAAATATGAAAATCCATATTTGATAAATACTGAAATAGATGGAATAAATACATGTATGTTACCATCTAATATTAATATAAAAAATAGTAGATATAAAATAGATGGTTCAAAAGCATCAATAACATCTGAAATTTATTATAAAAATAATGTAAAAAATTTATGTGAAGAAAGATGGCATGATTGGTTTTGTATACCAGATTATCATCTTGGAAACAAATATTATAACGAAGTACCATCTGATTTATCTGATACTAAATCTGTTGGAACATGTTATATTCCTTGTCCATTTGATTATGTTCCTCGCGATGATATAGATAGTGGTGGTAAATGTGTTTTAAAAAAAGAATTTAACGGAGGTATTTACGATGGAACATTTAATTATATTCCAATGGCTATGATATATTTATTTGGAATGACACAAACATTATTTTTAGATAAAAATATAGGTTATCCTAAATATATAGATGATATACATGAAAATATTATAAAAAAAGATGAAAGTATAATGTTAAATAATAATGATAATAAGATAAATATTATTGATTATATAAAAGCTTCTGAAAATGGTGTACTCAAAAATATATGGGACGATATAAAAGAAGATATTAGTAAAAATGTTAATAAATTACATGAAATAATACCAGATATAAATGATGATTTTATTAAAAATGTTATTATAGAACCAAATGATACTAATATTATAAGACTATCAAAAAGTATATTAACAATTGATCGTATAAATATGGCTTATAATATAGCAAAAAAAATAAGAGATTATATTAGCAATATTAATGATAATCCATTAAATAATAATTTTGAAAATTATAAGGAATGGAAACGAGATTTAATGTTAACAAATCCCAAATTAACACCAGAACAGTTTAAAAATCAAATAAAAATTTTTAAAAAATGTGTAAATATTTGTTTTGATGGAAAAACAAATTATAGTAAAAATTTTATATTATATAATATAAAAAAATTAGAAGACCCTATTGAATTTAATGATATAGATTATGATCCAGAAGATGAAAAAATTTATATTAATAAATATAATATAAAATCAGAAAAAAAACAAAATTTTTTTGAAGCATATATTAAAGATTTTAATAATATTTTAAAAGGTTTTGATATTTATGTTCAATTAATTATATTTTTTACTATAATTATAATATTATATGTAATATATCTTGGATATTATAAAGATATAATATCTTTTATTAATTATATATATGTATCTATAATATGGATTTATTATGATTTAAGAGGTGTTTTATATTATAAATTTTTAAAATATTTTATTGATAAATATTCAGCAAATGATACAGATGTTATTAAAAAAGAATTTATTAAAAATAAATATGGTAAAAATATTGATAAAACAGAAAAATATATAAAAAAATATATGGAATCATCACAAGGAGAAGATAATAAACCTTAAACTATTGAATGATACACATCACAATATTTTTTCATAGCTTCTTCTTTTGACATACCTTTAATACTATTCCACGCAGACCATTTAGTTTTTGCTTCAAAATAAATAAATGAAGGTTCGGGAATATTACAATCACCTATTGTAGCCTGTTTATAAAATTTATATAAATCTACCATATTTGTAGTTGTAATTCCTAATTCTGTATTATTTTTATTATTATTAACAATATCAACAATCTTATTAAACTCTTCTTCCATTATTAATTATATTAAATATATTTATATTTATATGCATTTTATATATAAATAATAAAAATTAAATATTATATAAATACGAAGAGTAGAGAAATGTATAATGATTGTCATTATGAATATCCAGAGTGTAATAGAATTATTGTTATAGGAGATATTCATGGAGATTTAAAAAGATTTAAAAATATTCTTATTGATGCTAAAATTATTAATAATAATTTAGAATGGATTGCTCAACCTCCGAATACTATTATAGTACAATTAGGTGACCAAATTGATAGTGCAAATAGAACAAATACTGTTAATAATTGGGAAGTCCTCGAAGATACTGATATGTTATATTTTACAAATACATTAGATAATATTGCTATTTCAAAAGGAGGACGTGTTATATCTTTAATTGGTAACCATGAGTTAATGAACACACAAGGTAATTTTTCGTACGTGTCTAATAAAAGTAATAAAGAAAATCGTAAAAATGATTATCTTCCTAATGGTAAATTATCAACAATTCTTTCTAAAAGACCTGTTGTACTAAAAATAGGCAAATTATTCTTTTGTCACGCAGGATTAAAAAAATGCCATTTAGATTTTTTGAAATCATATAATAAAGACATCGCATATGTTAATACTGTATGGAAAAAATATATGTTAGGTGAAATGAATAATATACATGATATGATTTTATTTGAAAAAATGTTTATAGATAATAATAGTATTTTATGGAATAGAGAGTTAGATACAAAAGAAGATAATATATATACACTTAATGAAATAGAATGTATATATATGTTTATAGGACATAATACTGTAGAAAATGTGGCATTATTAAATGGTACTACATGGTTTGCTGATACAGGTATATCTAGGGCATATGGTAAATCATCATATCAATATATTGATATTAATAATTTTAATATTGATATTAAAGAAATTAAAGAATAGGAAGAGTACATAATTTTATTTTTTTGAAATTTTATAAAAATTTAATATTATTTATAAATTTTAAAATTATGTACTCTTCTTAATATAAAAAATTGATATATTATATTATTATAATATAATAATAATATGTTAAATCAATACCATTCTTATAAAAATTTATTTACTATTGACAAAGATAACAAAGATAACAAAGATAACAAAGATAACAAAGTAATTATAAAAAGGCATTCTATTGCAAATATAAATTATATTGATACTAAAAAAAATTTAATTAAAACTACTTCATTTATTATGAATGATAAGGATTCTATAACACAACCTTCTTATATTGGTATTAATCAGGTATTTTCTAAATGTAATGTTTGTAATAGTAATTTTCCAAAAAACAATAATATTGTTTGTTCTTATAAATGTTATAAACAATCAAAAAAAAATGCAGAAGGTTTTTTAATAAAATGTAAAAATTGTAAAATAACTTTTGTTACTAAAAACTTATTTACAGATTATTGTTCAGATAATTGTTTTACAAATAGTATAAAAATTATTTGAAATGCTTTTTATTTGATTTTAATTTTTATATTTAGTAAAAATAAATGAATGTTGAAATTACTACATATTTTAGTATAGTTGTGCAAATAATAGCATTATTTGTAGGTATACATGGTTTTTTCATAGAATTAGAAGAAAAACATAAAATACTTTATGATATTCTTGCTATTGAAACAATTGTTCAATTTGTAGAATTGTTTTTTTATATTTTTTTCTTAAGAACTATGATAAAAACATCATTAAATAAAATGGTAACTATAAGATATTATGACTGGTTTATTACCACACCAATAATGTTAATTACAATTATAACTTTCTTAAAATATAAACAAACAATTTTAAATAATGAAAAACCTTTTACTTTTAAAGAATTTATTATAGAAAATTACAATAATATAATTGTAATTATTATACTCAATCTATTTATGTTGTTATGCGGATACTTAGGAGAAACGAATGTTATCAATAATTCTCTAGCAGTTTTTATAGGATTTATATTTTTTGGAATATATTTCTATATTATCTACAAGGAATACACTATTTCTTCTAAAGAATTTACAGTATTTTATATATTTGCATTCATATGGTCTTTATATGGTATAGCTGCGATGACAGGTGATGTTTCAAAAAATAATATGATAAATATATTAGACTTGTTTGCAAAGAATTTCTTTGGTTTTTATATTTATTATGTTATAAGAAGTCAAAATTCTATACAACAATAAAAAATGATATAATATTATAAGTATTGATATATAATATTATATGAATCACGAGAATATCAACGAATGTTTTGAAACAATTATTAATAAAAAAATAAAAGAGATTGAAGAAATGTATATTTTAAAGACAGAAAAAAAGAAAATGATTGTTTCTGATCCTGAAAAATTAGATTATTTTAGCAAAAAGCAACTAAATGCGATTAATACAGAACTTGACAGAAAATACAAAAATTCAAAGGCATATAAGAATTTACAACAATACAATTAAATGTAGAAGAATGAATTATATTGATCTATATATTATTAAGTATTTTAATAATAAATTTAAAAAGATTGACGATGCTATTATTTTTGATAATTTTGCGTATGATATAAAAAAACAAATGAAAGACAATAATATTGAAATTGTTATTGATGACATCATTCATCGTATAAAAACCATTAAAAAATTTAGAAAGACTCTAAAAGAACTTAAAAAAATACCATATATTAAACAACGAACGATTGAATGGCTAGAAGCACGCAAGAATAGACTAACCGCAAGCGATGTATACGATGCTGTAAAAGGTAATTCGACAAGCCTTGCTCTTGCTAAAAAAAAGGCAAATGTAGTTATTGATAATACAGATTATAATGCTATTAAAGCTCTTAAATGGGGAACTATGTTTGAATCTATGGCAGAACGTTGTTATTCTAAAAAATATGGTAATATTAATATAAATGAATTTGGTTTATTATGTGATAAATATAACAAACATTTTGGTGCATCACCTGATGGAATATCAGATATTGGTGTAATGATTGAAATTAAATGTCCTTATAGTAGAAAAATAATAGATGGTTTTATACCTCCTAAATATAAAATGCAAATTCAGGGGCAATTAGCTGTTTGTGAATTAGAAGAGTGCGACTATATTGAATGTGAATTTAAAACATATTCTTCTGAAGAAGAATTTAAAGAAAATATAATAGAAAATTCAGACGATATATTTGGTATAATCGCAGAATATAATATTGGAATTAATGGTGGTAAAACAGAGTATGAATATTTATATAGCGACGATTTAAATAATTATCAAGATATATATGATAATATTCAAGAAAAAATTTCTAAAGAAACAAAAAAACCGAAAATAATTTATTGGAAATTAATTAATATGAATATTCAAAGAGTTAATTTTAATAAAAAAGAATGGGAAAATATATTACCTAAAATTGATGAATTTTGGAATAAAGTTGAAGAATGTAGAAAGCTTCCTATTGAAAATAACACTCCAAAGAAAATAGCTTTTATTGAAGATGATTAAGTATAAGTTTATTTAATTGAGAATTATAAGGATTTAAAAAGTACATAGTTGAATAATTTTCAGGTAATCTCTTTCCTTCTGTATTTTTATTTGCAGATAAACATACAGATTTATAACCATTTACTCCTTCTGGACCATTTATATTATTTTCATCGGTTGTATCAAATTCAAATTCTCTTTTTGCTTGATTTAATTTACTAATAGTATTATTATTGTCAAATATAGTTGCATTAAGACATCCGCAATTTAAATTATTACTATTAATACATTTTAAAAAACATAATTTATAATCAGATTTATAAATTTTAAATCTCTCTATAAAATTATATAATCTATAACTATCATTACCTACAAAGGTGTGTTTAAATACATTATTTATTTTTTGAGTTTTATAAGATGGAAATAATAGTAATATTTGTGTATATAAATTTTTACCATCATTAAATGAACTTTTACTATCAGAAGTTGTTTCCTTATAATATCCAAATCTATTTCCTGTATTAAAATCTGTTGCTTCTATAATATTACCATTAAATCTCAAATACGGTGCTTGTGATATAATTACATAAACAGGTCCTTTTATTTTACTAATATCGTTATTTACAATCTCATTTTTAAATTTTAATAATTCTGATATAATATATTCGATTATTTGTGCATCATTACTATTATTAAAAGTCGAATATTTATAACCATAAAAAGATGTATCTTTATTTTGAAATAAAGTAGCTAAAAAATCATATGGTGCTATTTTAAGACAATTATAAGCTAATAATGGTTGATTACTCATTATATCTTTATAAGAACCATAACTATTTACAAGATCTCTCTTATAAAAATTCACATGATAATTAAAATCACCATCGCCTTTTTTGATTAATTTATCATTTGTTGTAGTACAAAATGATGAATTGCAAAGCGGTAGATCAAGTGGTTCGTCTACGTCTTTTACAATATTATTAAATTTTTCATAATTTGCTAGTACATTTTTTCTATAATATAACCAATAATAAACATTAAATAATATTATTAAAGCTATAAATATATTAAATATAGCAATATTTGATTTATTAAAATATAATATATATATGTTAAATAACATTATAAATATTATAAATGCAACTAATAACATTTTATAATTATTCATTTTTATATATTTATCTATCTTAATCTAATAAATTATATTTAGTTAAATAACAAAATATTAAACAGAACTAAGTAGAAGGAATAGTATTAAATTTTGTTCTTGCTTCTATTGCATAAGTTCTTGCTGATGATGCTGATGTAGTTGCTGCTGTTGCCGAACTTCTTGCATTTATAGCTGATTGTGATGTTGAATTTATTGTTTCTTCTGCTGTTGCGGCTTCTAATGCTTTTAATGCTGCAGAATATGCTTTAAAAGATAATAATTCAGCATTATCAGTTGCTATTTTAGCACTTATTGTAGCAGCTGTTTTATCTGCTTCTGAAACACCACTTGCATTAGCATTATTTACTTCAGTAATTGTAATATTTTTTGCAGTTAATGCATTTGTAGAAGCATCTAATGCTTCTGATGCAGCATTAACTGCAATAGTAACATTATCAACATTTAATGTATTTATAGGATTTTTAACATATACACCTGAGTCATTTACATACATAGATGATTCAGTTATATTACCATTAAAATATGTTACTCTATTTTGTAAATCTATATTAAGGGCTGGAATAGAGTTATCATTATTACTTTTAAATTGAATATTGCTTGTATTCACATTACTTGGTGATATTATAAAATTACCAAGATTATTTTTCATATTAATACAATTATCAGCGTTATTACCATCACATATTTTAAATGAATTATTATCATCTGTTGTTTTAATAGTCATACCGGCAATTGCTGTTGTTGAATTTATTAATTCTAATTTCTTAGAATCATTAGCTGAAAATAAATAATTATATATTTTATTATTATTATCAGTTTCTGAAACAGTTCCTATATTATTATCACCATCATAAAAATTAAAATATCTTTTTAAATTTGCATCAAATGAACTAATATTTGAATTTATAGCATTATTATCATCTTTAATTGTATTAATTTTAACATTATTATTAGATACAGAATCTTTTAACGATAACATTATATTACTCATATTTGATGAAGAATAATTTATTTTATCTGTTAAATCAATTGTTGTATCAACTATTTTTTGATTAGTATCATTTGTATTATTTATAGCAGTACTTATTCTATATGTAGAATCAGATTTATAATTAAAATAATCTTGCCCAACATATATAATAATACCAGCAGCTCCTACAAATATTATAAATAAAACTATATATATTATTGTACCTATAATATCCATATCTCTTATATATTCTCCTCTATCTATTTTGTAATATATAAAAAATATAATAAAAAATATTTAATATTTATTCCTCTTCATCATCATCATCGTCATCATCGTCATCATCATCGTCGTCATCATCATCATCTCCTCCTTGTTGTCCTCCTTCTTCACCTTCAAATTGTTCTTCTCCTCCTTGTTGTCCTCTTCCTTGTTGTCCTCCTCCTTCTTCATCTTCATCTTCATCTTCATCTTCATCATCATCATCATCATCATCTCCTCCTCCTTCTTCCTCTCCTCTTCCTCCTCCTTCTTCCTCTTCTCCTCCTTCTTGACCTCTTTCTTCTTTCTCTTCGCCTCCTTGTTGTTCAAATACACCATCATCATCATTTATAAAACTTTCATCATATGGTTCATCCCATGTTCTTTCAACAATTTCATTCTCATCATCTATAAATTCTAATTCTTCATCTTCAATAGATATTTCATTATCATCTTCTCTATTTATTTCTAATTGATTTAAAGGCATATTTACTCTATCAACATTAAATCTTGTTTGAATACCCATAGCTTCTAATTCCTGAATAAGTAATTTAAAAGCATAAGGTGTTTCTACAATTGCTAATTCGTCTTTATCGCAATTTTTACATTCTCTTATGGATTTTGAAGGATTATAAATAGCTATCACACCACATCTTCTACAAATAGCCCAACTAAATTTATCAGAACGTTCCATCATACTTTCTTTCATAAATAATGATGTTCCGTGACTTAAAATACTATCTCTTTCCATCTCACCTATACGAAGACCTCCTGCCTTTCTTCTTCCTTCTGTTGGTTGACGAGTTAATAACATTTTGGGTCCTATAGAACGAGAATGCATTTTTTCTGCAACCATATGTTTTAATCTAAAATAATATGTAGGTCCAATAAATATCTCACAATTAATCATGCGACCGGTAAATCCATTATACATTATTTCATTACCATGACTATTAAAACCTCTGTCTTCTAAGCCTTTATAAATTTTATTATCATCTAATGGTAAAAAAACTGTTCCATCACCTAACATACCTTCAACACAACATAATTTAGAAAATACACATTCTACTAAATGTCCTATTGTCATACGCGATGGAATAGCATGTGGATTTATAATAATATCAGGACGCACTCCATCTTTTGTAAAAGGCATATTTTCTTCTGGAATAATCATACCTATTACACCTTTTTGTCCATGACGAGAGCAATGTTTATCTCCAAATTCTGGTTTTTTAATTTTTAAAAATCTAACCTTAAATATTATTGAATCGCTACTAGATAATTTATTTGATTTATATACTTTATCAATAATTCCAAATAATGAATTATCTGTTGTTATTGATACATCTGAATATATAGTTTCTTTTACTTGTTCAATAAAAACCCCCTTTTTAACCTGTTTATATATTTCTTTAACATTTAACATACCAGCTATTACAGCTACTTTGCCTTTTGGAATATAAGCACCTGGTTTAACAAATCCTTCATCATCTAATAAAGAATAGTCAGCGTGTTTAATATTAGCAACATTTATACCATTTTCTTTATATTTAATTGGATTTCCAAATATAATACGTTCATTTTGAGATACTATTTTAGAAGTAGCTGTAACAGATTTATAATATGATAAATGATTAAGACCACGCATTAAACTTCCTTTGTTAATCATTATACTATCTTCTTGATTAAAACCTGTATATGTCATAATTGCAACTACTGTATTAAATCCATTAGGCATACTGTCGCTAGATGTATATTCTGCTAAGCGGGTATTTATTATAGGACGTTGACCAGTATGTAAAACATAACTCATAGTATCAAAACGATTATTAAAATTTGTAGCATACATTCCAATAGCTTGTTTACTTTGTGCTGCATGGAAAACATTTCTCGCTGCCTGATTATGATTTGCTAATGGAATATTAGCACTTACAACACTCATCATAGTAGATGGATGTATTTCCAAATGTGTATGATAAGGCGTAATATCTTTTTCATTCATAGCTATTAAAGAATTATCAATTTCTTCATTATCCAAATATTCAATTGTTGCAGCATTTTTTTCAAGTATTTTAAGTAATCCTTCAGCATTATCAATATCTTTTATAATTGAAAAAGGGTCTATATAAGAATTTTTATAATAATATTCGTCTGATTTATCTTCTGGTGCTAATTTTATAGTAGAACCACTTATATAATCAAACCAGTTTTCTTCCTTATTTATAAGAGCATTTGCAATATTATTACCATTTTTATCTCTTTTAAGTATTAATAATGGTCTACATGGTCTTCCAGCTTCTGTAAATATACGTATTTCATTATGTTTAATATTCCAAGATATTGAAATAAGAATATTTATAAAACCATTTCTACGATATGCTTTTAATAATCTTGTAATTAATACTGGTTCGCCTGTTACTCCAACCCAAGAACCATTTAATAATACTTTTGTAATATCTCTATTTGGAAAAATATTAGTATTTTCTAATAATATTACACCAATATCAATTAAACAATTTTTAATATCTATTAAGCTTGTTCCTGCTGTTATTTTTGTTAATAAAGCAAGATTTTTAAGATATCCAATAGATGCCCCGTCAGGACTTTCAAAAGGACACATCATACCAAATTGTTGAGAATGAAGGCGATGAGGACTTGTTAATTTAATGCTTCTATCTAATGGCATATTTACACGACGAAGATGAGACATAAAACCTATATAACTAATACGGGACAAATCTTGAACTTTTCCTAATTCAGGATCTTCAGAAGATGCTAAACCCCATCTTCCTTTAAGTGATTTAGCAAATGTTTCAGTTAACACCATAGGCGGAATAAGTTTATTAATATTATTATCTGTAACAAAATTATCATAATCTTGTAATTGTCTCCAAGACCCATAATAATACATATTATCCATAGTATTACGTATAGAATCTCTTAATTTTACATAAGATTCATGAAATAATTCAGCAAGTAAAAATCCACTAATATCAACTCTTTTATATAAATAGCTGTCACGGTCGCTTAATGGATAAATATCTAATACAGTTTTAACAAATTGATTTGTTAAATAAGCAAGGTATTTACCTTTATTTTCAAAAAGATCTATATTTGGAAAAACTTCCATACTTAATACTGATCTTACGTGATCTAATGTTCCATATCTAACACGAAATTTGAGATAATTTAATGCTTCTTCTTGTGTATATATATTATATGTTTTTCCGTCATTATCATAATATGAATTTATAACAGAAGATCTTATAAAATTTTCAAAGAAGGTTTTTTCAATCTTATTATTATCATCTCCAAAAATTCTATTACATATTTCCTTATCACTTTCAATACCAAGTGCTCTAAATAATATAAATAAAGGTATCTTGCCAGTAAAAGATGGTAATGAAACATAAATAGCATTTTTAGATTTTCTAAAATCTTGTATTACATCCATTTCATCAGGTAAAATAGGGTTCTTTACTAAATAAAATTCAACTGATTTAGGTTCAAGAGTATTATTATCTGCTATACAACGTATTGAACCTTTATAACTAAATGTCTGATCATCTTTTATTTTTGTAATAAAAAGCCTATTAGTAACAATCTTTTCCTGGGCTATTATAACTTTCTCTTTTCCATCTATTATAAAATATCCACCAGTATCATACACACATTCTCCTAATTTACGAAGAATTTCTGAACCCTGATTATTTAATAAGCATATATCACTATGAAGCATAATAGGTATACTTCCAATAGCAACATTTTTAAAGGTTTTATTAATAACCTTATTGCCATCGTGTGTAATTCTAATTAATACATTAGTAAAAATATGTGTCTCATATGTAAGATTTTTAAGTCTAGCATCATTTGGTGTAATTAATTTAGGTGTTCCATTTTCATATGTTATAGGTCTATCAATAAATATTTCGTCGCTATTTTCACCTCCAATAAAAATATCAACTCTCATTATAACATTATTTTTATCATCATATTTAATCATAGTAATAGGATTGTATTCTTTGATTATATTTGGTATATGAGTTTTGATAAATTCTCTGTAACTATCTAAATGGTGGCTTGTAAATGGATATTTATGATTTTGAAAATAAAGATCTAATATATTCCATTCATTATTTGTAGTCATAGGTATATGCTTTATCTATTTATGATATATAAAATATATAAAATTAATTTTAAGATACTTTAAAAATAGTACATAATTTAAATAATTTGTATAATATATTAAACTTCTCTAAAATTTCAAAAAAAATAAAATTATGTACTCTTTTTAGTATTTTATGGTCTTTACAATATTAAATATGGTTATTTTTTCTAATTATACCATTATAGTAAGGATTATTACAAATTTAAAATAAATATAGAATTTTACAGGTTATTTGAAACTCTGGTTTTATTTCAAACTTAATTCTAAAACAAAAAAAATTTTAAGAAAAATATATTGCAAAAAATTTCCCCCCCCCGCAAGGGTAAAGATTACCGTAAGTAAAATATATAGATAATTATTTATAACTTACCATTATAGTAAGTAAAAATATATAAATTATGTAATAAAAAATATAATGATAAACTTACCATATCAATATATCAATATTGAATCTCTTATAGTATTTTTAACACTTTTTATCATTATTGAATCTTTTTTATAGTATTATCATTAGTACTTATACTTATCATTATAGTAAGTAAATAATATTAAAAATATAATAAATATAATATAATATATATATACCATTATAATAATAAAAATAATAAATATAATCTAAAAATAATGTTAATTTATCAAATATGAATCTATGTTATACAAACTTTTTTATCAATTTTGAATCCTTATATTACTTATCATAATGATATATATAATTATAATATATTATTATAAACTCTTATCATAAATAATATTTTATATAATATCTTAAAATCTTCATAAAGATTTAATTATGATAATGTTAAATGATGTATAATATAGTATTTATTTGTTATCGTAAATGCTATTATAATTATAATGTTTTTTAAGTAATTCAATAATAAATCATAATTTATCAATAATAAATCCTTATAAAGATTTTTAATATATATAATATATAATATAAAAGATGTATAAATGTAATTATTGTGATTATATATCCAATAAAAAATATAATATTACTTTACATTCTGATATTAAACATAGATGTTCATTACAAGAAATTAAAGAAGAAAATAATATTAAAAATTATACAAATAAATGCAAAGAATGTAATAAAATTTTTTCAACAAAAGGGAATCTAAAAAGACATTATGAAACATGTAAAGGTAATATAAATCCTTATAAATGTCAAAAATGTAATAAAGTATTTTCAACAACATCAAATAAATTAAGACATCTTAAAATATGTAAAGAAGAAGATATAGATAATACATCAATTATTAATAATAATATTACTAATAATATTATAACTAATAACAATAATATTACAATAAACAATAATAATACTAACAATATTATTAACAATACCTACATATTTCAAAGCAACCCTAATGTTCATCCACTAGCCTATCAAAATTATAATATGCAACAATTATCAAATAATGTAATTAATCCTAACAAAAATAACTTACAGTTAATGATGGAAGAATTTGGTAGACTTATTTATAATGATATTAAAAATAAAAACATAAAAAAAACTAGCAACAAGTCTAAGTTCTGTTTAGTAAAAAATGAAAAGGGTGAATGGTGTAATAAATTAGATAAAGATATTATTCCAAAAGCTACAAAAGACATAGCTTTCAATTTTAGAATTATTATTGACGATAATGAAATAGAATTATGCAATATTGATAAGAAAAATAAAAGTATTTTACCAAAACTAACAGAATTTTTAAATCTTATCATAGATTATAATCACGAATTAGATATCTTTAATGATACTGACAAAGAAGATAATAAGATATTTAGTGACATGAAAGATAGAACAATTTGTATTATTATAGATTCTTCAAAGTATAAATAAAATTAAATAATTTCTTTAATCCATTCCAATATAGAATATTTAGAGTTTTTAAGGTTAAGATAAAAACCTATTTCTTTAGCCTTTTCATAACGTTTTACCTCTGATTTTCTATAACGCGGTTCATATAATTCTTCAAAAGATTTTTCTGCAAGAACATCATTCATTTGAATAATATGTTTAATTATTATATCAATTCGTTTATTATGTAGCTCTTTTTTATAGACATTTAATGCTTCATTTAACTCTTTTTTATGTATCATAGGAGACCTGCAAGTATTATTAGTAGCTTTCTGTCCTATGCATTTCTTAAATAAAGGAACTTTACATATTTCATTAATAATACATATCATAAACTCATCTGGTAAATCTTCATCGTCTAAAAGCCTATTATTATTGATTTTTCTAAATATAGAAATAGCCTTATCAACATTTATAGATTCGCTATTTTCTATTTTATAAAGCCAAATCCATACATAAGTATTTTGCGATATTTCAATATTTTTTTTAACTATAAAATTATTTATAGCATTAATACGATGTTGTCCATCTAAAATTAAAATTTTCTTCTCTTCTTTTGTATCATCGTATATACCGTGAAGGATATAAGGAATATCATAAAAATATTGTAATTCGTTGAATAATTCATTTACCTTCTCTTCATATATTTTTCTATTATAACACCATGAAGTTGAATTTGATACAATATCAATAAAATTTATTTTACACAATATAGTATTATCATCTTTTTTATCAATAATAGAATTATCTATCGTAAATACCTTATTTTCTTCTAAATTCTCAATATCATCTTCGTCTGAATAATAATTCATTACATATATTAATATATTGATATATCATATATCATTTTTTCATTATTATAATGAACCTACTATAGTAAAACCATTATCATATACATTAATAGCACCATTATTTTCTACAATTAATGAAACAGGCGATTTAAAATTTTTATTTGTAATTATTGATTTATTATATCTATTATCTTTGTTTTTATTAGAATCAAAACCATAAACAGTTAAAATACCATTTTCAATTATTAAAGTTCTATTATTATAATCACTAAAATCAACATCTATTAAAACTCTAACTAGACTGTTATTATTTAAAAGACAAATTTTATTATTAAGCATTTTAATCATATATTGTTTGTTAAAAGATTTTATTGGAAAATTCTCAATATCATAATTGTCTCCTTCAATTAAAACATTATCTTTTTTAAGTAAAATATTACCCCATGGCATAATAGAAGTTACATTATTTAATTCAGCAAAAGTATCATTTACCTGAAATACTGAAAATATTATTTCTTGAACTCCGGGAACAGTATTATTACGAAATGCTAATTCAGATAATATTTTTCTATTATAATCTTCTGAATAATCTTCATTATCTTTATTATTATATTTTTCATTTCTATATTTAAATGCTACATTTTTAAGAACATCTACAATATTGTCACCAGATTGTTTATCCGGGTTCTCGCCTTTCTTAAGTTTCTCTAAATTATCTTTATAATCTTTGACACCTTCGAATAATTTATCTTTAAGTCCGCTACTATAATCATTTGACGAATCATCAATCATATGTTTTTTATAATTTGATGCTCTCAAACATTTTGTAGGAAAATAAGGTGCTTTTGCTTTAGCATTATTTACAAGATCATCATAATTATCTGATAATTTTGGTATAATTTCTTGTAAATCTTCACCAACATCAGAATTACAACCTAAATCATAACATATAGATGTTAAATCATTATAGAGTGGATAATTTTTATCATTTTTCATGTTATAATATGCTACAAAATTATCATATTTCTTAGGATCTTTTAATATTTTCTTAAATATCGGCGGTATTTCTTTGTCGATTTTTATAATATTTAAAAAATTATGCTTATTTACTATTAAATTCATAAATTGATTTTGTTGATAAAAATCATAATAAGATGAAAAAAATTTCTTATCTTTATTTAAATTTGGTATAGATATTATAACTTCATATTTTTTTTTAAATTTATATGATGATAATGAAGATTCTTTTAATTTATCAATATCATTTTCAATATTATCGTAAATAAATTTCATATTTTCCATTTTTTCTTTATTATCATAAAAACAACTAGTATTATAACCTTTTACTGTTGTTTTATTATCTTTAATTGATTTTGCTATTTCAGCATAAGTAATTTCTCCTTTTGAATATGCACCAATTTCATTATAACATTTTCCAAATATTATAGAATCTGATTCGTCATATTCTAATTTCTTAGATATCATTACATAAATTGGGCGTGGAACTTTATTATAAGGAGCATCTTTTGCTACTGACTTAATATGATCTATAATATGTTTTTTAATATCTTTGACTATTGAAACATTAGTATATATTTTTTTATTAAGATGAACACCATTATTATACTGATTTTTTGTCATAAAAATACATCTCTTATGTAATAATATTGTATTAATATCAATAATTGATTTTAAAATTTCTAATTTATCATTCATAAGATAACACAGTCTCTTTTATATATAAATAAATATTATTATAATATATTTAAAGACAAAAATAAATGGATTTAGATATTTTAATAGATAATTGTGTATCATTTCAACATCATACTGAGATAGCTTTAGTAATACATTATATATTAAAAGATAAATATAGATATATAGGTAATAATATTTGGGAATTTTATGATCATATTAAAATGATATGGGTAAAAGATAAAAATATAATTAAATTAATGAATGATATAAATAATATAGTTTGTGATAAATTTATTACAAAATCTTTATTATGGTTAAATAAATATAATGATGAAATAAATGATGAAATAAAATATACATATAAAATTCGTTATGACAACACTATAGATATTATAGTAAATTTAAAAAATAAAAAATATTTAACAACTATTATCAAAGAATGCAAGCAATTTTTTAATACCGCTGATATATAATAGAATAGTATGAAAAATACATATATTGAAAATATATATAAAAATGTTAAATTTATATATAATAATGTATCATATGATATATATTCTAAAAAATATAATTTAGTACCAGATGAAATTAATAGTACTTTAATTAATCAATTAAAAAGCACTCAAAATACACTATTTTCTTACAGTTTTATTCTTAAATATTTTAATACACCAAATAAGATGTATTTATTTAAAACTAAAAATATTACATTATATGTAATATATAAAAGAAATATTGATTTATCATTTATAAAAGAGACTTTAAAAAGGTGTGAAATAATTATAGATATATATAAAATTCAAAAACATTTTGATATTAAATTAATATATTCTCCATATAAAAAAATAATTCCTAAAAAAGGTTTATTAACTTCAAAACATATTAATAGCGCTTATACATATATTAATTCAAATGATGTATATATAGTTAGAAAAGAAGAACATGAAAAAGTAATGATTCATGAAATATTACATCATGTCAAATCAATACAAAATGATAATTGGTCTCAAAAAAACATAGCAGATTTAAAAGAACATTTTAATATATCTAAAGATTGTCAATTAATTCCAAATGAAGGTGTGATTGAATTATGGGCACTTATTTATAATAGTATATTTGTATCTCTATATGAAAAAAAATCATTTAAAAAGATTTTACAAAGCGAGATTAATCATTCTATTAAAAATTCAAATACTATTTTTAATTTACAAGAAACATATAAAGATAAAATATGGAACGAGCGATCAAATGTTTTTTGCTATATTGTAATAAAAACTATCTTATTATATAATTTAAAAAACCTATTTAAAATATATTCATTTCCTTATAATACTGATGTTATAACTAGATATATTATTGATAATTCTAATCATATTAAAAAAAATACCAATAATATTAATAAAAAAATGACATTTACATTAAATGCTAATTCGACATCACTTCCTGACTAAATATATCCTTGTTTTTTATAATTACATGATAATAATACATTATTGTTAATAATAAAATTAATAATAATAATATTGTATATACTGATGTATTATTTAATGTATCCAAAGAACATTTGTCTTGCATAGTTCTATATATACATATTTTTTTATTTATAATAATTTTATATAAATACAATCGTCGTTAGATGTCATAAATTTATTATTAAATAGACCTGTATATTTATCATAATATATAAAACTCATATCATTCATATTTATTGTACTTAATATTTCATTTTTATAATAAGATAAACCTTTATATCCCGTTCTATTTGCAGTATTATATTCATTTACTTTAATATCTATTTCTTCAATTGATAATGATAATACTTCATTTGTTGAATCTCCTATTATGTCACATATTTTAGAATAATTTTCTCTATCTGTAATATTTCCAATATTTCTAATTGATTTATCTACAATTAAATTGTTACTAGATATATTTTTAAAATTATTATTTAGAGTAAATTTATTAATATTATTAATAATAAAATCTTTTATTTTATTATTATCAAATATAAAAGAATATACTTCTTTATTTAAAACTTTTGGCGATAGATAAATAGATGTTATATATTGTGGTACTATTTCAGTATGATTATGTTGATACCCTTTAAATTCTAATTCAGCAATAGCAGTTCCTAATGAATTTTCATAATTTGAATTTACAACTAACATATAATATCTATAAGATGTTATCGCATTTTTAGGTTGATTTATTGCAACTTGATAACCATCCTCTAATAAAGGTATATCAATACCTGTATGAGTATATAATAAATTCCATTTAGATACATCACTAGTTTGTATTTTAGGTGCCCACCTTATAATAACTACTCCATCAGCTCCTTTACCACCTAATGCTGCTTTACCAGAACCTCCACCAGAACCTGTATTAATAACAGCATTACCTCCTAAAACACCTTCTCTTTTTTCATTAGCACCATCTCCTCCAACTTTTATAAATGTTCCGTTTAATATTGCTCCGCCTCCTATTCCAGGTACTCCCCAATTATCAACACCACCAGCACCACCACCTCCTCCCCCGCCATATACTTCATCTATTCCTTTAATATTTATTACTTTACCTGGTCCTCCATTTCCACCAGTTTTAGTGCCTTTTCTAAAGAATACACTAGGAGGAACTATTTCCATAGTTGCATTCTGAGAATTCCAGAATAATCTACAAGCAGCTCCTCCTCCATTTTCATAGTACCATAAATCAAATTTATAATATATATCCTCTTCAAATGTAATCAAGCTTGAAGATGTATTAAAATATGCGGGTCCTTGTTCAACCCATGAATTTAATATAACATTATCATTTATTTTTAAATATATTCCATCATCAACAAAAGCATGAAAACTATATTTTTTTGTTTTTGGGAATTTTATATATCCGTAAAAATTTATTATTACTTGATCATATAATCCAGAATCAAAAACAGGTCCTCCTCCCCAATTAAAATCTATATTATTTACAATACTACTAGTAAGAGGTTCATCGTTAAATAATTCTCCAAAATCTGGAATTTCAGGACGAGCACCAGTACCACGATAAGTTTTATATCTCAATCCATTTGTATAGTCTTCCATTATAACAGAAGTTCCAACTCCACTTATCCCACCTCCTCCTCCACCTGAAAGTATTCTATCTTCAAAACTATGATAACTATCTCCTCCTGCAAAACCAATTCCAATATTATTATTTATTCCACCTTTATGTAATCTAGTACCTTTTGTATTACCATCCCATCCATTACCTCCGCCACCACATCCTCCTATTTTTCCAATATTAATAGGAGCTATTCCACCTCCTCCACCACCACTTGCAGTATATATTTTTCTATTATTTTTAATTATAACAGATTCTCCTCCATTAACAGCATCTATATTATTTATAGCACCACTTCCACCTCTTCCAACTACAATATTATAATTAATATTTGCTTCAAATGTTATATTTCCTAATATATATGCACCAGCACCGCCTCCTCCACCATGATTAAATCCACCTCCTCCACCACCACCTATCATAAATACTTCGCAAATTGTAGTTTCTGGAAATTTAATATAATTATTTATTCCTGTATTTTTAAATTCATAATAATTATCTGTTGAATTATTAACAATACTTGGATTTTTATTAATTCCATTTTCAGTAATAATTATATTTTTAATAGTTCCCATATTATCGTATGTAGTAATATCATTTGTTCCGTATATACGAAATTTTTTAGGTCTTCTTTTTACTTTACTTGAATTAGATACTCCATCAATCTTTGTTACAGGATAAAATTTAAATTTTTCAAGAATTATATCGATACCTAAATCACATTTAAAATATTCACCAGGATAACCAGGTATATATGTTGTCATTACTTCAGGATATGTTTCCCAACCTACATTATATATATCTTTATCAAAAATATTATATATTGGCATACTAACATCTGTTGAAACATTATCATTTTCAATACCCCATAATTCAAATTCTTCAAAATTAAAAAGTCCATCATTACCAGGTTGTATAGAATTTATAATTATAATAAAATAATTATAACTATTTGTTTCAGATAATACATTACTAATATGAATATTTTCATCATTATATTGAATATCTGTCGCCGTTAATAATTTAATCCAATTACTATCATCATTACTGCCATAAATAGTATATGTTCTGGGCGATCTACTTTTAATTTCTCTTCTTAAAAATATTTTGATATATGATAAATATATATTTACAGGTAATTTTATCTTAATCCATTCACCAGTTTCATTAGTAATATTACCAAGATTTTTTATAGGGTATATTGAATTACCTGAATTTCTATCATATCTATTAAATCCAGAATGACCACCTGCTTCACCTTCTATTACGTTATTAAATAATTTTATAATCTTCCAATCATCTGTCCATAACTGAGTTGAAAAATTTATAGTATATTCCCCATTTCCATATGGTTGTCCTGATATTATTGTTGATTGTTCTTTAGCACTAAGACTATTAGGAGGATATTTGCGAACATTTGTTTTTTCAGTTTTTGTTAAATATGTTGATGACACGCCTGTTCTAACTTTTATACCATTTACTAGAGTATTATAACCAATAACTTTGAAAGTAGGATAAGTTATTTGTGGTGGACGAGGATTTATATAATTAAATGTATATAAATTATCTACTATATTTATATTATATGTAACAATATTATCTAATGTTTTTGTTGTACTATTATATTCAACATATGAAACAGTATTATTTTCATCATTTGCTATTTTCATAAATATTGTATTTTCTGGAATATCTAAAATATAATCATTTTCAAAAGATGTAAAATCGTTTATTTGATGGTATTTATTATTTGTAGAAGGACAATCAGAACCATCATTTACTCCTTTACAAGTAACATTAATAATAGGTTTAGTATCAGAATCGGATATACATCTTTTATTAGTATCTCCGTAAAATGATATTTTAGAATCACTAATATTTCCATAAGCATCTAAATCAGTTCCATTTAATGGTAGTAAACAACCAAACATTTCATCATCTTCGTTAACAAAATTTCCATTTATATATTTTTTAGGATTTTTAGACATTTTATATGTTTTATCGTATTCTTGAATGGAATCTATTTCATATAAATTTTTAGGTTCAAATTTACATATATTTACATTATTTGTATTTTTATCATTTATAACTTTTAATATATTATTATATGTATATTCAATATCATTATAAAGAATTTTTTGCGTTTCTGAATTCAAAGCTAAATCATATAATATTTTTAATTGATTAATACTTAATTTATATAATTCTATATTAGTATCACATGATTCTGTATCATTTGTATAATATATTTTGCATTTTCTTAATTTTGCATTAATACTGCCTTGATTTTTTATTGCACAATTATTTCTAACTATTGTATTATCTTCTAATTCTGAGGAAATATTAGTTGTATTTGTTATTAATGATACATCAAAATGACCACTATTATCAGATTGTTTTATATCAACATTATCAGGATTTAAAAGTTGATAAATTTTTTTAATATTTATATTATCATTTGAAAAATTTTCTTTAATATTTCTTTTTAAAAAGATATCATAATTAAATATAAAAACAAAATATACTAAAAATAATATAATTAGTATTAAAGAAATAATAATATATATTCTTTTTATCATTTTATATTATTGAAGATTTAAAATGAGACAAAAAACTTTATAAAAATAATATTTTTTTACAACTTTTTATTATTTATTTTTGTAAAAGGTATAAACTCAATTATAATAATTTAATATAAATACAATCATCATTAGAAGTTAAAAATTTACTATTAAAAAGACCAGTATAATTTATATAATACATAAAATAGAGTGTTGTTAAATTTACATTACTTAATATTCTATTTACAATAGTTGTTGTTAAACTTGTTCCTGTTATAGTATTTATTTCTTCAAAAGTCAAAGCTTTTGTCGATTCAAAAATTCCATTTTCTTTTAATTTTTGTTCTAATTTATCACAAATATTTTTTTGTTCCTCTTTTTCAGTATGTAATCCTATATTTTTAATTGATTTATCTAATATTATACTTTCTATACTTAGCATATCATTTCTGAAATTATTAGCAAAAGTAAATTTAGATAATGTATTATTATAATATTCTTTAATTTTATTATTTTTATCAAAAGTAAAAGAATAAGTATCTTTTGGTAATGTTATTGGTGTTAGATATATTTCTGGATCATAATTAGGTATTGCTTTTCCACTAGGAAATTCATATCCATTAAATACTAATTCAGCAATTGACGCACCTTTTTTATTATTCCAATCAGATTGTATTAATAATATATAATATCTATACGATGTACGAACAAGTTCATTACTTATATTATATGTAAGACCAGATGTTGGTACAGTTGCTGGTAAATTTGTAGCATTTTGTTCATATAAAAGTTTATAACTTGATGTTCGTGCTGTTGTAGTTGCAACTTTTCTCCATCTTATAATAACTTTACCATCTGCTCCTTTACCACCTTTTTCTGCTTTTGCAGAACCACCACCAGAACCTGTATTGGCGACAGCATCTCCTCCAACTTGATTTTCTCTAGAAAATGCTGAATTACCACCTAATATTATTTTTTTATTATCTATAACAACACTTCCACCTTCTCCGTGTTTTCCCCATTGATAATTAACTCCTGCTCCGCCAGCACCACCTCCACCATATCCTACTTCAATTCCAGTAAAATTTATAACTTTTCCATTACCTCCATTACTTGATACTGAATTTGTTAATCCACTAGTATTAACTTCATTGTCAATAAATAAAAAATTTTTAGGAAATATAGAAAAACCAGTATATGAAGATGTACCAATTCTTTTAAATGAATATTGTAAAATAACTGTTGCTCCCCCTTTATTTTCATAGAACCAAATATCTATTGGATAATAATCCCCGGCATTTAATGTTATTGATATAGAATCGTATGATGTATCTCCTTGATCTTTCCATGCTTTATCTTTTCTATTACCAATTAAAACTTGATTATTGATGTTTAAATATCCTCCATCATCAACAGTTAACTTAAATTTATATTCACCTGTATCATCCACTTTGATAAAACCTTTAAAATTTACAATAACATTATCATTAGATCTATCTAAAACTTTACCAGAACCCCATCTATAATTAACAATATCAGAATATCCTTCTTTTATTCTATATCCATCAATTATTCTATTATTTGCTGAGAAATGTCCTGGAAAATTAGGACTACTTCCATCGTAAATATTTCTAAAATAAGTTATCCATCTACGACCATATCTTCTATAACATACTCTTTGACGGGTAAAATGATATCTTCCGCCCCACCACGACCATCTATTTCTATAATAACATGAATAATAATTATATCCACGCCAATATCCATTTCGAACTCTTTTTATTCTATCTCTATAAGAATACATAGTGAATTTCAAACCATTAAAAACACCTCCAGAATATCCTTTGCCACCAATTCCTCCTCCTCCCCCACCAGCAAGTACTTTACCTGGATGATCATTATAACCTTTTCCACCAGCAAAACCATTACTTGCTCCTTTTTCATTTGAAACAGATAAGCCTCCATCATATTTTACAAAAGAACTAGTATTACCACTCCAACCATTACCACCTCCTCCACATCCTCCATCTAAACCCTTATTATCAGTAGTTGAACTACCTCCACCACCTCCACCACTTGCAATAAATATATCTATATCCCCTCTTTTTATAATTGAACTTTCGCCATTTTCAGCGCTTCTAGTACTTGTAGCTCCATCGCCACCTCTACCAACTTTAATATTATAATTAGTATTGGCATTAAATGTAATTGTAACATCATCATATAATAAATATGCACCTGCTCCGCCTCCTCCTCCATGATTATATCCGCCTCCTCCACCACCTCCTATCATAAATATATGACATTCTGTATCTTGTGGAAATTTAATAAAGTTACTATCAGATAATGAAGTAAATTCATAATAATAATATTGTGTATCATCTATTGTAGTTTCATTATATGAAGATGGTGAAACTAAAGTATCATTATCACGTATTTCTAAAGTTCTTAAAGGCTTTAAACTATCGAATTCATCTTTATTATCAGTTCCATATAAACGGAAAAATTTTGGTCCTTCTGAAGATTTACCAGATACAGGATGTATTACAAAATTTTTAACATAAATATCTAAACCCAAATCGCATTTTAAAAATTCACCATTGTATGAAGTATCAACATATTTATTATATGATTCTGGTCTTGTTTCCCAACCTACATTTTCTATATCTTTGTCAAAAATTTTATGAGGTGTAGCATCGGTATCATCAATTGTTCTCCCACCTATTAATTTATAAGATGAAGATACTTCTGATTTTAAAACTACATTCTTATTATTAGTAGTATTTCTAGTAATGTTATTAGTTGCAGCAAAATAAGGAAATGATGTATTATCTGGTTCTGATTTAGTATATTTAAATGTAAAAAATTCTTTTTTTACATTATCAATATAACTTATAAATTCAGGAGATGATGTATTAATATCATTAGATAATTTTTTATCATTATATTTTACGTACGATACATTTCCATCAATATTTATTTTCATAAATATAGTATCATTTTCTATATCTATACTATAATCATTTTCAAAAGCTGTAAAATCGTTTATTTGATGGTAATTATCAAATTCTGAAGGACATTTAGAACCATCATTAACAGATTTACATTTAATATTTATTATTGGAGTATCTGTTGTAGCTTTTTTTTCATCTCCATCCATTATAAAATTATTTATACATCTTTTATTTGTTGGTCCGTATTTATCTACTATATTTTGTTTTATAAAACCATTATATTCATCATCATCATCATCATCAATAATATCTTCTGGATTTAATGGTAAAAGGCATCCATAAATTTCATCTTCTCCATTAACAAAACTATTGTTTATATATATCATAGGATCTTTTGTTTCTGTATAATTATTTGTTCCTTCATTTGTTTCAATAGATTCAATTTCGTATAAATTATTAGGTTCAAATTTACAAGTATTTTTTAAACCATATGTTTTTTTATCATTAATAACATTTTTAATTACTATTGCGGTATATTCTACTCCATTATAATTGATTTTTTGAGTATTACTAACATCCGATAATGCTAATTTAAGTAATATTTTTAATTGATTTACACTTAATTTAAATAATTCTTCGTTATTATTACAGAGATCAATATTTCGTGTATTATATACACGACATTTTCTTAATTTTACATTTGTCGGACCCATATTAGCTGTTGTACAATTATCTTTTCTTATTGTTTGTGTAGATGGATCAATACCTTCGTCAACAAACTTTTCTGTAATATTTTTTTTAAAAAAAGTATCATAATTAAAAATATAAATAATATATGCTATAACTAATATAACAATTATTAGAGCAATTATAATATATAAATTGTTTATCATTCTAAATAATGTATTTATTTATTTACTATATTAATAGAATATAAATTATAATAATTTTATACAATTTAGCGATAACAGTATATAAAGTTACATTTATAATAGAAATATAAAAGCGATGTCAATAGAAGATGTTCATTATTTAAAAATTAATAGTATAAAACAAAGTTATACTTTTTTGATTGACAGCAAAGATCGTGATAGAGAAAAATATAAGCAACCTAATATATATAGTGTAGACTTTACTGTTCCTTTTAAAAATGTTATAGGTCTTGAAGTTGTAGATGCAAGTATACCTCGTACTATGTATAATATTGATTATTTTAACAATAAATTTTACTATTATATTGCCGATACAACAGATAAATATATTAATGAAGGATTTACAGAAATTGTTAAAAATGAAGACGACGAAGATGTTCCATATACAGATTTATTTAAATTAATAGAAATACCACCAGGGGATTATACTTTTGTCAATTTTATTAATGTTTTTAATAATATTTTATTAGAAATAGGGGATGATATAAGTATAAAAGCATATACGACACCGCCCGAACAGACAAATTTAGTACAATTTACATCAACATCAAAAGCATTTGTATTAGATATGAATCGTTCTACAATTTATAATATTTTAGGTTTTGACTTATTAATTGATATATTAGAAAAAGAGAAAGATTTAAATGATATGCGATATAAATACATAGATAATTATAACAAAGAAGATTTAAAATTTAAAAAAATGTTTCATAGTATATACAAAGAATCTAACGGAAATATAATAATATCACCTGGAATAGTATATTTTATGGGATATAAATATATAATATTAAGATGCCCTGAAATAGAAGAACATTTATATAGATCTCTTTCATATTCTAAATATAATTTAGGACTTGCTAAATTCAGGATTAATAGTTTTGGTTATAATGATGAAAAATTGGAAATGACAAAGATTCCTTTACGAGAATTTCACCCTATAGGTAAATTACCAAGATTAACATTTAGATTTGAGATTGAAAATGGAGAATTATATGATTTTAAAGGAGTTAATCATAATATTGTTTTCGCTATTTATTATTATGAACCTGCGCAAAAAAATATTTTAAAAACATCTGTATTAAATCCATTATATAATATGGATTTTATTGATTATACATATAATAATGATGAAGATGATGATTCCGATGAAGAAGACGAAGAATTATCAAGAGATAACATTAATATATATAAAAAAAAAGAGTTAGAATATACAATAGAAGAGGAGGATGAGGAAGATTAATTATTTATTTTTTTTTATTTTTGAACATTTCAGTTTGCACATTTTTTATCATTTTTTCAATAGAATCTGTGCTTATTTTATTATCTTTAATAAGTTTTTCTAAATCTACTTCAGACATTTTACCAGATTGTAAATTTTCTATTATTTTAAATTCTTCAACAGATAATTCATCATCATCATCTTCTTCTTCTTTATCTTTTGACTTATTATCCGATTTTTTTATAGATTTTGCTTTTTTTGATTCTGGCGATGAAGTGCTTTTTTCATTTTCAAAGCTCTCAAAACGTTTTTTATAAGTACAACCAAAAATTATTGATAAAAATATAGCAATTGATAGAAATAATGAAATATACATTAATAATGTAAAAGTATCAATACCATTAAATATTTTATCTAAATTATTCATATTATCTGTTATAATAAAGAGATTAAAATTTTATCATAATAATATTATCTTATAATAGAATATGACTGAATTAAACCTATTATATGGTAATAGCATGGATGATGATTTATCTGAACAATATGATAAACCGGCAAAAGCTCAACAAATACAACAAGTTCAACAAAACCAACAAGCTATGCAGCAAAACCAACAAGCTGCTATAGTGCAGCAACAAATTATGATGCAAGCTCAACAAGCTCAACAAGCTCAACAAGCTCAACAAGCTCAGCAAGCTCAACAAGCTCAACAAGCTCAACAAGCTCAAATTGAAGCACAGCAAATAATTCCTAAGAAAAAATATTATAATAATGTTTATGAATATTCATTCTTAGATAAAATGACTATGAAGAGAACAGAAGTAATAAAACTTGCTATATTCTCGTTAGTAATATTATTAGCAATTGCTCTAGACAGAATTGGTTCATTTTATATATCAAAATATTTAGAAGAAAATGTTCTAACAGATACAAATGAATTTTTATTAAGATTAAGCTATCCAATTGTAATATTCTTATTACTATGGATTATTAAATCATTATAATAAAATTTTTATAATTATAGATATTAAATATGGATATAAAAAATAATAATGGAGACACAGCAGTATTAAAAAATCCATTTTTTAAAACAGACGAAGAAAAATATCTTTCTAAATTATTATCAGAATCAGAAAAAATAGGAAAAGATTCTATCATAGAAGAAAAGAATATTGAAAAAGAAAATAATAAAATTAAAAAAGATATTCAAAATGCTAATGATAAAATAAATATATTAATGAAAAATAAAAATGATAAAAATATACAAGAAGTAATAAATATTAATAATATCGTAAAAGAATCTATTAAAAATATTAGTATTTTTTTTGATAGGCTAAATAAATATCAAAAAGAATTAATATCAAGATATAATCAAGCTAAATCAACTATTAAAAATAATGAATCAGACGAAGTTATAGAATTAGATGAAAATAATATTAAAAATGAAAAAATACCTGAATCGAATGATAAAATTAAGAAAATTTTTTTAATTCTTAAAAAAAATAATATCTTAATTGATAAGACAAATATATTAATAGATGAAATAGATAGAAAAGAAAAAACTTTAAATGCATCTGTAAAAAAAATTATTGGCAATTCTGAAGATAAAAAAATAGAAAAAGATATTCAAATAATAGATAATGAAGTAGAAAGAAACTATTATCAAAATATAAAGAATGAAATAAGAAAATTGAGAAATTATAATTTAGAAGGAAATATATATATAAAAGAATTAGATGAATCTCAAATAAAAAATGAGGAAAATAAAGAAAATGAGGAAAACGAGGAGAATAATAAGAAAAAAGATGAAAAAATTAAAAATATTATTAATAAATTGACAAAAATTAATATAAATTTAAAAGAATCAGTTAAAA